GATTTAGTCTTGCAACCAAGTGAAATTTTAAAAGCAACTGCAGCAACAGGTGGCAGGTTGCATGTTGTTGCTAGTATACAAGAGTTTGTCCAGTCTGTTACTGGTCGGGTTCCGTGAATTGGTATGATGATGAATTATACGATGTCGTTAAAAGGTCTATAGAAAAACAAAAGGAACAATTAAAAAAACAAGAAGAGTTGATAAAAGAGCAACAGGGTTTAATAGAACAACAATTAGAAAATGTTATTTTTTTAAAAAGAGAGGAAAAATGACTTGGTTTAAAAACATTAAAAATTTCTTTTTTGGTAAACCTTCAGGAGAAAGAGCCCGAGACGACAAGGGGCGATATATAGGGGATGACCCGACAACTCCCCATATAAACGAAGCATACCGAGATGGAAGAACGCCTGATGAATGAGAACATCCCCGATAAAAAGACATATCAAAACAACAGGCGATATATGGCTTGGGGAGCCTTAAGTTGCATGATAGTCAGTACATTGGCTGTGTGTTATGACCCGTTACGATTTGAATCAGCCGAGGCTATAATGATGATGATGTATGGGAGCTTATCTGCTCTTGTGGCATCTTATTTTGGATTTAGTTCTAAGAGGTAGATATGGCAGTTAAAAAGAAAACAACTAAGAAGAAAAATACACCAAAAAACAAAGCGCTTTATGCAAGAGTAAAGTCTGAAGCTAAACGGAAATTTGATGTGTATCCCAGTGCATATGCTAATGCTTGGTTAGTTCGTACCTATAAGAAAAGAGGAGGTACATACGCTTAATGTCTAGGGCGCAAGGCGGTTTAACTAAATGGTTTGAAGAAGAGTGGGTGGATCTTGGACGCAAGAAAAAAGACGGCAGCTACGCTTCTTGTGGAAGGAAAAAAGCGTCTTTGAAAAGAAAAGGCTATCCTAAATGTGTTCCTAAATCAAAAGCCGCAAGAATGACTGAAGCAGAAAAGAAAAGTGCTGTAAAGCGTAAACGAGCTAAAACACAGGGGGTTGGTGGTAAACCAACAAATGTTAAAACTGTTGCATCAAGAAAGAAAAAGAAGAAAAGGAGTAAAAGAGCATGAGCCTAACAGATGCAGAAAAAAACAGGCTGAAGAAAGTAGGTCTTACTGGGTTAAATAAACCAAAAAGAACTCCCGGTCACAAAACAAAAAAAGCGGTAGTGGCTGTTCGATGTGAAGGAAATAAAGTAAAAATTATACGGTTTGGAGCGCAGGGTATGGGGCATAACTACAGCCCTGAAGCTCGTAAATCTTTTAAAGCACGACATGGTAAAAACATAGCTAAAGGTAAATGCAGCGCTGCTTTTTGGGCTAATAAGGTATTTTGGTCAGGTAAGGGTGGTAGCAAAAAGTCTCCCCCTAAATCGCAGAAGCATAGGTTTGGTTAATGAAACCTTATGTATATAACTGTAAGCTTGTAAAGATTGTCGATGGGGACACGATTGATGTCGATATTGATTTAGGGTTTGGAGTGTGTTTGAAAAAACAACGTATTAGATTAGAAGGAATTAACGCACCTGAAAGTCGCACAAGGGATATGGCAGAGAAGAAGCTTGGATTGTTGGCAAAGTCTAGGTTATCCGCAATCCTTATGAGCGATTTTGTGGTGAAAACAACCCTAGATAAGAAGGGAAAGTTTGGTCGGATTATCGGCACACCTTATGTTGGTGATACAAATG